CAAAGCATTAAAGAGATAGAGAAAACCACCAACCACGATGTCAAAGCCGTTGAGTATTTTATTAAGAAGGCTTTTGATTTTTTGAAGCGTATATTTGCAGCTGGAGGTTATACTGAAGAACAAATTCGAATTATTTGTGGTATTCAAGAAGATACTGCTTTTCCTTTTGTGGAATTTAATGGAGATTTAATTGAATTCTTTGGTACTTTACCTTCTGGCCATCCATTAACTGTTATAATTAATTGTATTGTTAATGTACTTTACATGCGTTATGTGTTTTGTCTTTGTAGTCCAGATCAATCTTCATTGAAATTTACTTATTTAGTTCATTTAATGACATATGGAGATGACAATATAATGGGGATTAGTCAAGAATGTTCTTGGTTTGATCATACTATTATACAAACTGAATTAGCTAAGATTGGTGTTGTTTATACAATGGCTGATAAAGAGTCAGAATCTGTACCTTTTATAGATATTGATCAAACTTCCTTTTTAAAAAGAACTTTTCGTTATGATAGTGAAGTAGATGCTATTTTGTGTCCACTTGAAGAAGATTCAATTTTAAAGAGTTTGACTATTGGACTTAGGTCTAAGAGTATAACTCCACAACAACATGCTGTTGAGGTAATGTCCTCCGCTTGTCGTGAATATTTTTATTATGGTAAGGATATTTTTAATCAAATGAGGAGTAGATTTGAACAAATTGTTCAGATCCATGATCTTTCTTATTTTGTTCAGGATAGTTCATTTCCTTCTTGGGAAGAATTGAATCAAGAATTTAAGAATAATAATCTCAAAAGAGAGGCCCGAGTTTTACTCATGCGTGAGGGCAAATTCACGAATTGGAGCATCTGCTAATGCAGGTGCTTCCGTAGTGGTGTGAGACGAAATGATCACCTTGTATGTTTTATATATTTTTATATATTTATGCGTTTTATAAGTTTAGTCTAACTTAAACAAAATAGACTAGCCTTCGGGCATATTGGGTTGTGGACTAACCATCCCTTCCCTCTTAACCTAGGTTTCCA